GATCCTCCCAATAAAGCTCCAGCACCTAGTAAAATTGGTAAAAAATTACCATGAACGACAGGGATTATTTTTATATTTTCTTTTGTGTTGAAATTTAATAAATCTTCTGTAATAACTCTTGCCCCAACTTGTATTGTGTAAAGCTGTTCTGCCATATGTTTTTCAATACCTTTAAAATTACAAACCAAAAAACTTATAGCTTCTCTGGGTGTATTAAGATCAACTTCAAATTCAGCTTGACCTAAAAATTTTCTTAAAGTGCCGTAAACTTTTATTTTTTTAAGCATCTATTTCATCAGGTCTTATTACTGCTATTTTATCCGATTTCGGTGAAACAAGATAAAAAGTTAAATCTATTGATTTACAACTATATTTATCAGACTCAGAAAACTCTAAAATATCTTGTGGATGACTATGAACAATGCCAATTATTTCATCTACATCATCTTCAACATCTGCATAATCCAAAGGGTCTATTACAAAAGATTCTAATTTAGCCTCACTTGCAATATTTTTACAAGGATAATATTTTTCTTCTTTATTTTTCAATCCAACAATTCCACATGACTCTTCTGGATCACATTGCTGTGCGTGTTTTATTGCATCTTGTTTCCATAAATAATTCATTATTAATTTACAAATGTACCTACCCCTGCAAATTCATTTCTTGTGACTTGTCTAGCTGGTAGTTTTTTATTTGCTTGATCTAAAGCTCCTACAAGTTCAAACTGAACAATTTCTCTTGATTCACTTGTTTTTCTATCAATAAAAAATATTTCTTGCGGTAATTCATTTGATGATGGTGTGCCAAATGGATTGCTACTACTAGGAAAATTAGCAGCATCAAGTTCACTTGCAAGCGTTGTAATTCTTGTTATTTTTGCATCTGCCAAATCATTATGAGGTGTCGTTAAATTAACAATTATCATTAAATCGGTAACAGTAATAACTGACCCACTTCTGGTTATACCTCCTAGATTTGCAACAGTTAAGGTTGGTCTTGGAACTTGACCTCTTCCAGTAAACTCAGCACCTTCAAAGGTAATAGGAAATCTTTGATAAGAATTACCTTGCCAGATTATTTCTGCATTTGAGTTCATACTAGAGCCAGCATGAAATCTGAATGTAGTGGGAACACTAGATGGGTTTCCTGTGGCATAATGCAAACCCTCTACAAGTTCCATTACAAACAGTTCTATTCTTGAACTAGGATTCAGCTTTTGTAGTTCAGATACAGGTATTGCCATTAGGGTTCTGCTACTTCTTCAAATGTTAAATTCATAGTAACTCTATTATCTAAAATCGCTGTTCTGGATCTTCTTGTGCAAACAAATTTCAAAGCTGAAGAATGATGTGGCGGTGTAAAGTCAAAATTTGCCTGATCATCAAATCTTGCATCTAAAAAAGTATCAATAGTTGTTGCGTCTGTGGTGGAAACATTAAAAGTCAAATTTAAAGTAATTAATCTTTTGTTTGCTGGCAAACCAGAAATAAAACGCTGTTGATAGCCGTCACCTAGTTTTACAACAATATTTTCTTGATTTACAGTTTCTTGTGTCGAATATTGTGGAGTGATACTTGGAAAAGTTGCCATTATGCTAATAAACCTCCAGCACGTTTTTGTTTAATTAGTTCAGTTTGGATAGCAACTGCAATCTGCTGACCTAACTCGTTACCTCCAGCAGATGAGCCACTAACAGCCGATCCTGAGGCATCTACACTAACCGAAATATTATTTACTACAGAATCACCACCTCCACCAATTTGACTATTTGGAATTATATTGCCACCTTTAGAACCCATCTGCAAAATCTCAGGCCCTCGCTCTCCTACAAGGAAAGCACCACCAGCATTAACTCTTCCTCCTCTTTCTTTTTTGCCAGAAAATATTTTACCTAAAAATCCACCAATTTTTCCTCCTATACCTGAGACCGCTTGTTGTATAGCAACCTCTATTAACTTACGTTTTAAATCATTAAGAACACTTACAGCAGCTTCAGCCAAAGTTTTTGTACCTTCTACAGCGTCTGCAAGGTTTGAAACAATTCCTTTTTCTATATCCTCTCCTATTTTCATAAACTTGTCTTTTAATTTATCAGCCTCTTCTTTAGCTTTTTTTTCAGCTTCAGTAATTTGATCAACGCTTTTTTTTATTTTTCCATTTGTATCAAGTATTTTGTTTTTTGCATCTATTTGTTTGTTATTTTCTTCTGTAATTTCTTTTTCTACACCACTAAATTCAATAACAGTATTTTTTAATTTTTCAGCTTTTTCTTGCGCACCTTTTAAAAATTCTTTTCCAAAATTTTTTATACCACTAATATCAAAGTCTAATTTTATGTTTGCAAGTCCACCAAATAATCTTTTTAATATAGGATTGCCATTTATAGCATCAACAATACCTTGAACAACACCTTTAAAAGTATCTATAATTCCAATAAAAATGTTTTTTGTACCATCAGCAATACCTTTTAAAAATCCAAAAATTTTTTTATATATATTTGCATAAACACCACCTATAACTTTTCCAGCAAAAATAACTTTATCTGAAACTTCTGTAACTCTTTCTTTTATACCTATCCAACCCTGTTCAAGATTAAATAAAGTTTTTGTTGCATCTATTCCTATTGCCTTACCTATTTGTTTTCCTATCTCTCCAACAGCCGCAAAGATAGCTCTTACAGGAGCTAATACTAATTTAAAAGCTGCCGCCAAAGCTTCAACTGTAACAGCAGCAATTTTAAGAGATTCCCTTATAACTATCCCAATTTCTGAACCATCAGTCGTTAAGTTTGTAAATGCAGTCCCTAATCTTGTAAGTTGCCCTTTAATTGTATTTGAAGATGTAACAGACGCTTCAGCAGCTTTTCCTTGTGCGTTAGCTTGATTATCCAAATTTTTGTTAAAGCTTACAAGTTGATCATTTACTAAGGGTAATAAAGCTGTCCTTGCTTCAACAGATCCAAAGAACTGAGCCAGTGTTTCTTCACTAGCTCCACCTTTTGCAACAAGTTCTTCTAATACTCCTCCTAATCCTTTTGTACTTAATGCAGTAGCACTAAAATCAATTCCTAATTTTTCAGCCGCTTTTGATGCTTCACTGGTCGGCTTTTGTATCGCAGCAATAACTTGTCGTAGTCCAGCAAAGGTAGATTCAACAGGAACACCAGTTGCAGTGACAGTAGATATTGCCGCATTAAGTTCATCTATTCCCACACCAGCACCAGCCGCTATAGGTGCAAGTCGACCTATCTGTTGTGCATATTGATCAACAACGATTTTACCATCATTCTGTGTTTGTATAAATCCATCAACTAACTTAGACGCCTGATCTGAACTTAGACCATAAGCATTAAGAACAGAGGTTGTTGCATCAGCAACAGTCGCTAATTCAGAAAATCCACCAGTTGCGCCTAACTGTGATGCCTTTAATACATCTGTCAGTTCAGCAGTTTCACCAAAGCCAGCAGATGCTATATCGTAGGAAGCTGCTAATAAATCTAAAGATGAGGCTTGACCACTTAGTTCATTAGATAAAGTTGCAAGCTTTGGTTTTAAAGCGTCAGCATCTACTCCAAGAGTTTTAATTTTTGCACTTGCAAAGTCTTGTACACTTAAATTTCCAAAAACTTTTGTTAAAGCACCTACAGCAGCAGATATTCCAATTAAAGGTCCAAGTAAGGGTGCAGCCGCAGCCGTTAACGCACCAAAACCGCCAGCCGCAACTTTAGCTCCACCTCCTGTTGCGATTAACCCTGCTGGTAATACTTTTAAACTTCCAGTTGTCGCCTTTAGTTTTCCACTTGTACCGCTTATTGTCGTATTAAATTTTTTAGCTTGTCCATCAACATTCTTTAACGCTGTGACAGCTTGTGTGGCATTAACTCTTAGTTCTACATTAGAAACTGCCACGACTAAACAATAACTCCTTTAACTATACTTTGATTTGCGCTTGAGTGCATCTGCCTCTTTCTTTTCCCTATCATACTTTAATTCATAATAACCAGCAAAAAATATCAACTCCTCTTCAGTAAGCTGTGTTCTTAATTCACTTATTGTTTTACCTAATTCTGTTGCAAGGAAGAACTCAAAATTTAACCAGTTATCCCCCCTTAAGATTCCTTTGCGTTATCAATAGTTGCGTTTTGATTTACACCAAATAAAAACAATTCAATCTCATTCAATACGTTTTCTGGTAACTCATTATGTAAATTACCAAAATCTGCTGGGCTAAATGCTTTTGTACCATCTTCATTCTCTGCCAACTGACAAAGCATATGAGTAGAAACAATTAATGGATCATCACTGCCAGCCCTTTGCGTTGCTCTGGCTCTATCAGCCCTTGTAATGGCCTTGAAATATAAACTGACTACAGTTTTGCCGTCATCATCTTTAACGTCAAATTTTCGCCTTTTAGAGAGGTCAAATGATTCCTTTAAAAGGTCGAGAGTTCTTTTTTCTGCCATAAATTAAGTGCGAAGTATCTTAAATTTACTATATAGCTGAAGTAATTGCACCAGTTGTTATAAACGAAATGTTTATTAACTGTGTTTCTCCAAGTGTTGCAGCAGCTTCCATGCTAGTAATAATTCCAGAAAAACTTATTTTTTTTGCTGAAGTTGCACTATCAGGGAACAATTCAAATAATGCGTCACCAGCATCACCTGTTGTTAATACATCATCAATAAAAGCTTGATAATCTGAGTTTCCAGCAGGGTCATAAATAAGTTCTGCTGAACCTTCAGCACTTAGCAAACCTCCAATAAAGGTTTTTGCAGTATTACCTTGAACTGTAGTTTCTAGTGTGTCTTTAGAAATTGACAAAGACCATGATCTTGTTCCAGATATCTCGGCCTCAGTACCAGCCGCATTGTGGAACATAACTTTACCAACGTCACCTTTTACAGCAGCCATAACAAAAGAAAGAAATATTTATAAATATATTAACTCTTTTCAGTCTTTTTTACATCTTTTTCTAAATTTTGTTGACTCTCCATATACTTTCTACATTCTGGATCCCAATAATTTCCATCTCTTCTACCTTTGACTGCTTCGATAGCGTCAAGCATTTCTTCTGTGATTTCAAGTTTTGGCATGATCAAAGATCCTCGTAAATTGAAAATGTTATTCTTAATTGTGTTTGAAACTTACCTTCTGGACTTGAGTTAAGAATCTCAGGTCCAATAGGTGCATCAAAAATAACACTTGATACTGTAATTCTATTGTATAAGTCCCTAAGTCTTTTGCAAATTGTAAAGTTAGACCCTGCTCCAAGACCCTCCTCTGTAAATATATTTATCAAAACTAAACCACTTATCAAATTATCAGAATTACTTGCACCACCTTGAGTTAAATATGTGTTTGCACCAAAGCTAGTAATGCACTGAACAAAGGTATCTTCAGCAGTAGAGTCAAACGTCATGTTATTAAAAACAAGAGGAATGGCGGGGCTTGAAGCTAACTCTGTTGCTAATCTCGCCTCTATTGTAGATCTAACTGTATTTAAGTCTGTAGCAGCCATTATATTTTCCCTTTGATCTTATTGTATTCTCCTTCAGCCCAAGTTTGTAACTCTTTTGCAATAAGTTCTGGAAATCCAGCCTGTGTATTTTGCCTTGTTCTGTAAACATCACCCCAAGAGGGTGGTAAGTTTTCACCGAAACAAACTGGCTCTGCATAAGGTAAGTTGTTTGATACAGTACCGCTAAACTTTTTTATTTGGGTTTGCCATGCAAGTCTCAATGATCCCCCTACACCTTTTTCTTTTTCTCTAGGTTCAAAAACTGGTGTTGCTTTTTTTACTCTTGCTGTCCATTCTAAAGTAGTTGCTTGTACTAAAATTTCTACAGATTCCTCCATCACTTTAGGTATCTGCAAAATATGTATTTGTCTTGCCATATTTACCTCAAGATAAGATCGAAACTTACAGGAATATTATTTTGCTCATTCACATTTATTTGAATAATTTTAAATTCTACGCTGCTAATAACAACTCTATCTTTTGTTGTCGGTACAAAAGTCAGATCTCCAGCAGATATAGTTAACAATTTATCCTGAGATTCAATCAAATCATTGACTTGATTTCTTGTAACATTACTTAACGCACCTTTAATAGTTGTATCAGATGTAGATTCTGTTATAGCTCCAGTAGTGGTATTGTATGCCCCTGCTGTTACTTGTCTGATAGTTACATCACCACCAAGCTTTTTGAGTGAAGCGCTGGCAGCTTTTTTTAGTGCATTAGCAAGACTCATAATCTATAAGCTATTACTTGTCCACTAGCTAAAGTAATACTTGTTATAACTCCGCATACTTCAGAAGATGCTTTCATTGTTATGCCATTGATAGTTGCAGATCCATTTTCTGTAATATTCTCAGCTACAAAAGTTGCTTCTGCATCTGTTAAACAATGCACCTTACCAAATCTGCCTGTATGTGCAGCAGTATTTGTAATAATGATTGCTGCTGGATAGTCGTAGCCGTAGCCCATTGTTAAGACCTCTTGATTTGTAAGTTTGCTCTTCCACCTATTCTAATACCCATTAAGTAGTGGTCAACGATTGGTGGAATACGATCAACCCCGACTGCTCCATAGAATCTAGGAGTTACATTTATATTACCAATACTTACAGCAGCAAAATCTTCTAAACCGCTTAATTCTAATCCGTTCCTATTGTTGTTTAGATATACAGCCAAGATTACTTGTGCGTGTTTTACCCGATCTGGTATTTCAGTGTCAGTGTAATAGTCAGCAACTAATCTGTTTGGAAAGCTTAACCCATACAAGTTAGTGTATGTGTCAGGTTTTCTTACTCCTGACCTCGGCCATTCTAAAGCTTGAGTATCAGCTACTCTAGCTCCTAAAAACTTTTCTCTGTCAATCCTCTGGGCTGCGGTAAATAAAGCACGATTTTTATTATCAGTACTAGACCCATCCCAAGCTGCATTGTCATCACTGAGGATTAGCCCTTCAATAAAAGAGTTTGCATCAGCAAGAGTTATATAGGTGTTGGCACTAGCCCCACCAACAGTTGCGTCAAGGGTTATCGCCATTTACTTTTACCTTTTGAGGCTTACGTTTTGGTTTTGGCTTTTCAAGAGTGGGAGTTAATGAAGCCACATTTTCAGCAGCTTCATTTTTCTCTCTCATACGCCTAAATGCGTACATTCCCATTAGCTAGATGCACCTTTTAGGGCAACAAAGTTAATGACAATCGCTTCACTTAGTGAACCGCCAGATACGTTAGAAACTGTGATCTTGAATGAACCAGCAGCAATGCTGTTTGCACTCACGATGTAAGCCCCTGCTGTACCAGCAGAACCATGACAAGCTACAACAACGTCTGTTGCTGCAACCTTACTGTTAGTAACTGTAAAAGATACTTCTGCCGCATCAGCTAATGCAGCCCCATTCATGGTTATTTGACCTGACTCTGTATTAGAAATTACAGTAGTCGCTTTGTTGGTGGCCTGAGTTACAGTACCGCCATTTGTTGTGCCAACTAAAGAGCCAGCAGTTACTTCAAATAATGAAGGCATAATAAAAAATCCTAGTTATATCAAGGGATTACGGCTAATCTTGATTGCTTGCACAAGTTGCACGAATAATTCCTATATTTTTAGTCTCGTAAACTTTCGACCAAGAGGCTACTGTCTCTAATACGCTACGAGTTGGGTTTACTGTTGTTACAGCATATTTTAAACCTACTGGATGATAGATGTAG